CGTGGTATCGGTCGTGCGATGACCCATGATGGCAACATTATCAATTGACGCATAAGTTGTCGTGGAAACCGGGTCCATCGCAATGATACCGTCAGTCGCACCATTGATCTTTTGATGATCAAACTGTAAATGATGAATGCCTGAGCATTCTTTCATGCGAACAATAGGACCAGCGGAACTTGCTGCGTCTTTAAACAGCAACGTACCATCTTTGCCAGGGTGCCCAGGGAAGTAATCGCCCGAGTTGGTTGCGCCATGCATGATACCGCCAAGCGCCATATCTAGCGTGCCGTTGATGCGATATCTGCCCGCCGGCAGGAACACGATGTTGTTCTGGTTGAGCGCGGTCTGAATCGCGCTGGTCGCATCCGCCACGCCAGTGTTATCTGCGCCGTAATCAAGGGCACTAACAACTTGACGCAACTTGTACTGAACATTAGTTACTGCTATTCCAGTGCCAGCGGGCGTGTACGAAATTTCAGATGCATCATCTTTAGCAGATACACGATCATTAATTGCATCTATAACAGCCTGCGCGGTTACGCGAAGTTCTACGCGACTACCTGCGGCAAATGCAATTGCTGTAGTACTTTCTTGTCCACGAACAACCGTAAGAATATCGCCGGACAAAGCAACGCATTTTACAATTTCATAACTACCAGCAGTAGTAGAAAGAGTAGCGTAGAAATAATTACTGCCACCGGCTACGGGAAATGCTGCTCCACCTCCAGATACAAGAGTCAGAGTGACATCACTAGCCGATATGGCAACCGCCAAAAAGCTTTGTGCGTTATTTTTAAGTAATACAGTCATGGCTACTCCTAAATACCGAATCGCTGCATGCGGGCTGTCATTACTCCTCGGACATTTCCGAGATTAGCGCGTGCTCGGCGTTCTGAAATATTAAATATGAATTGCTTAGCGTGATATGCAGCAAGTTCTCTATCTGACCAATTAGTATTTGGAAGAACAAGTAAGTGCTGCAAAGCATTGTGCGTAATTACATCTTCCAATTCTTCGAAAATAACTTCATCCATACCAGTTGCATTGCGCTTTGGTTTAAGCGCATAAAATATACGCATGGTATAAGTTTTAGCATCATCAGGTAGCGGAAGAATAATATATTTATCAACCAATGCCGCTGCAGGTACAGTAATAACTGCGTTTCCATTTAACTGCGCGTTATTGAACTGATGCTGATTAAAAAGATTGGGTGGGAAATTCTGCCAGAAAGTATTTGGATCAACGTTACTGTACAGATCAGCCCAATACGGAAATTGGTACAGTGCCTGTTCTAACGTTAGTTTCTGAAGTGGCGCATCATTAATGATAGCGTCAAACACTACATGTACATCTGTATTGATAGGCTTGTTGTAGGCGTATTCATATACACCCGGGAGCAAATTGTATTTCGGCTCCATCCAACGCCAAGCCAAACTGCGCTCACATGCTCTGATTGCCGCATCTCGGATGTATTGAATCATCGTAGGCTGCGGACAACCCGGAACACTGGGGTTGATCTTGGGTATCAACGATGCAAACGTACGGTCGCCCATTAGACCACCTGTCTCGGGTCAAGCCCGCCTTCTTCAGTGTCTGTAATAGCGCGGGATTGTAGCCCCACTCCTAGGCTTTGCGTAAACGAATCAAAGAACAACTTAGCACGCCCAGAATTTACATGCTCATTGTCGACCGACTCAGCCATATAGACAGTGCCATCTACTACGGTAGACAGATACGCATCGGGTAGAAGCGCAATAGTCTGTCCGATAGTATATGCCGGTGGAGACTGAATGTACTCCGCAACTAGTTGCGTTCCAGCCGTTGGACTAGGATACAAGAAAAATCTGTTTGGATTTCTGACGTGCCGAACGTAGTTAACCGGCGTACCAGAAGCCTCGGCTACCCATCCTGGAGTAGACTGATCTAGCATGTCGCGGGAAACTTCCGTAACAGCATTACCATTTACAACCTGAAATATTTCTACAAGTCTTACGGAATCAGAAGGACAACTTTGGACAACTGATCCTGCCGTAGTAGGGATATTGGTAATGAGAGAAAAAAGGTCAGGACGCAAAACAGCCATACGCTTTAGGGTTTCATTAACAAACCCAAGCAACACTGTGTCGCTATAACGCAACGGAATTGATTCATCTTGAATCAACCGTCTAACTTCCGTTATTACGTCCTGAGGTGTCATTACGGTAAGCGCCTCGAAGCATCAGCCGCCAACTCGGGCGGAGTATACGGTGGAGGTTCAGGAATGTCAGCAGTAGTCAAATCCAACCCATCCTTCTTGCGTCGACGCTTTTTAGGTTCCTCAACCGTTTCTTTCTTCAAGAACTTTTCGGGGTACGCTTCTTCCTCACCCACTTCTTCGCAAAGAGGATTAGCAGCCAGAATAGGATTCCAGTCGTAAATCCATCCATCGAGTTTGTGGCGAAGATAGCGACTCATTACTTCTTCCCCAATTTCTTAAGAGTCATGGCAAGACGGGCACGCTGTCCCATTTTACCGGGAGCCTTGGCGGCTTTAGCCAACTTAGCAGTCGGAATCGTCTCGCCCTTCTTAACTCCCATAGATGCACGAAGTGCGCCGGGTTTCTTAATCGCTTTCTGAATCCATTTCTCAGCCATGATTACTTCTTCCTCTTAACGCCTGCTTCGCTCAATGCGATAGCTATGGCTTGTTTACGGTTCTTTGCTAAAGGTGCCTTCTTCGGTCCTTTGGGATCGCGGCCAGCGTGTAGAGTACCGGCTTTGTATTCCCGCATTACTTTCGAAATCTTTTTCTGCTGCTTGGTCATGGCCATGACTAGTATCCCATGCCTCGTTTGGCAGACTTCTTGGCCATCTTCTTAGCACCCATATGCTTTTTGCCCGGCATCATCGAGCCGTCCGGCATTTTATGCATGGGTTTACTTCCTTTCTTCTTCATCTTCATGTGCTTACTTCCTTTTTCCTGATGGAGACACCGGCCAAGATTGTCTTGCCGGGCTGGTTTTCCTACTAGCCATCGACCGTTTTTCGGAAGATGTCATCCTGCTTGCAGCCTTGGCAGGTCGACATGCTGGGTAACTACGGCTGGACTTTTCAGCGCCAGATCGCCCGCAAGGTTTGCCAGTCTTAATATCGACCCACTTCTCGCCAAACCATTTACCGAGTCCGCCTTTACTTGCCACGCTTCACCCGGTTGTCCGCACCAGACCAGGAGCCACCGCGCTTCTTGTATTCCTTCGCCGCCCACGCATTAGCGTATGCGCTGGGATATACATCAAACTTACTCTTGGCAGCAGATTTAACCCGTGACCAAAGAGCCTTGTTGTTTGGAGTTGACTTAGCCATTACCACTTTACCTTATCAGCCCAATACGCCGCACTCATCTTACCTTTAGCAATGTTCTTGGAATGTCGAGCTTTGAACGACTCACGGCGCTTACGGTAAGACTCGGACTCTCCTTCCTTTTTGGGAGAACCCGAAACACCTTGCTGTCCAAAACGAATGACTTTCTTTGCCCCACCGGAGCAAGCAAGCACTACGTGCGACTTGGTTGGATGAGACGGTGTACGGCGCGGTTGATTGCACGCCATTTTAGATTTGTCGACGCGCTGGGCCATTACGCAATCCTGTAGGTAACAAGAATTACAGAAGGAACCGCTGGAACAACCGGTGGGCCAGCAGATGCAGGGATGTGTTCGACATCGACGTTTGCATTTACGACCATAGTAATTGCTTCGATATACTGACCAGCGGTTACTGATTCAAAAATAGTCACTTGCAAAAGCGCATTACCGCCGTCTGCAGTTTTAGGCACACTGGTTAACGAGTTGCTATCCGGAATATCTGTACCGTTTTTTCTAAACCAGATATATGCATCATGGTTAGTAGTATCTTTATTATCAAACTGCACACTTATAGTAATTGAATAAACACCTGCGGCAGCAAAAGTAATTTGCGAATTAGATACTACAGTAATGTCAGAATTGAACGACGACGAATTATTAAACGTCAAAGCTGTTGGAGTGTTAGCAGCAGGAGTTTGATCTACCGTTGAGTAAAACTGTCCATACGCAAAATTAAACGTACCGTTTGTACCGATACCCAAATTAGTTCTTGCAGCAGATGCAGTTGAAGCACCAGTACCGCCGTCTGCAACAGGTAGGTCTCCTGATAAACCGGAAAGCGAAACGCCAGTAATTGTGCCGCCAGTAATAGCGGCTTTAGAAAAACTTACCGTACCTGTGCCGTTAGGAGAAAGAACTATATTGCCGTTGGTATCGGTAGAAGAAATCGTATTACCGTCGAGTTTAATATTGTCGACGGCTACAGCGCCGGTACTAACCTTAAGTGCAGTGGCCACGCCAGTGCCGCTATACACCGTTTTTTCGCTAGCGGTCGGGCCATCATCTACATGCAGCAGTTGATCGTACGTACTAGATACAGTACTGCCGGTGAGATTAGTAGGCATTCCTTATCTCCAAAGAAGGCAAGGGGGCTTGCGCCCCCCGCCAAGTCACTGTTACGACGGAGTAACTGCGTTAGTGCCGTTTGCATCAACCCAAGTCGAGTTAGCATTAGCACCAGTTGCAATCTTCAATTTGCTGTTGGTCGTGTCAAACACGATAGTTCCAGCAGCTTTACCGCTCGTATTAACAGCATTACCAATGGCAGCAATCTCAACAGCCGTGTTAGTACGAAGCTGAATATATCCAGTCGTAGCATCAACGTTGCCAGTAAGAGTGCCACCAAGGGTGCCGCCAGAAATGGTCACGTCATACAACGTGCCACCCTGAACGGTCACATTATCCTGAGTTACACCACGATAAACACCCATATTACTCTCCTTAAGAGAAGGGGGCCGAAGCCCCCCACCCTAGTTAGGCAGCCGAAACGTTGGCCACGATGGCGAAAGCATTCACCACGCAGTCAGTCGGAACAGCCGTGTTGAGGAGCAGGTCAATGGTATCCGCCGAAGCGATAACGGTCGGATTGGCAAGGTTGGTAATACCATAACCCAACGCGTTCGACGCAAGGTCGTTCGTGTAGAGATCACCAGTACCGCCAACATAACCAAGATCGAACGTCGCTGTCGTATTGGTCGACTCCACCTTCGTCACCTGCAGACCGGCCGAAAGAACGACCGAACCAGCGGGCAGCGAAATGACCTGCAGCGTGTCGCCAGCAACCAGAGCCGTAGCACCGGCAGCCGAACGAGCAGCCACAATTGCGGCAAAATCCAGTTCAACGGAGAACTTGGAAATACCGCTGCCATCGGGGAACGCAGCAGTTCCCTTATTAAAACCAAGCGTATCAGTATAAGCAGCCATTTTATTAACTCCTACAATTAGGCGAGCGTGACGACAGACTGAGCCAGCGCCTCACCCTTCACAACCTTGTAACCGTAGACCTGAAGCCCACGGACAATGTTACCAAAGGTCGACTCCGAACGGATCGTCTCCATGTTCGTCATCTGCGAAGCAAAGGTAAAGCCCATCTTGTGACCAGCGATGAGGTTGTACTTCATCGAGGCACCAGTGCCAGAAGTCGAAAGGTTGTGGCTCACATAGAGCGTGAAGCGATCAACCATACCAAGGCGACCGTTACGGACAACAGACACGCTGTCGCCAGTAAGCGAGGCATCCTTCAGTTCAGACTTCTTGATAAGACCAGCCATCTTGGCCGGGATCACAACAAAGCGATTCTGCTCAGGGCAGTTGGCTTCGTCGAGGACCGTGCCAAGATCAACAAGCAGGTCGATCACCGACTTCGTGCCGCCAGCGCCGTCCTTCGTCACAGAAAGCGGCGAACCGTTCGTGCCGAGGTTAAACGAAGCCGACTGCTCACCAGCCGTTG